TCTTCGCGGGCCTTCTTCTCTTCAGGGCTGACAATCTCGCTCTCGTCCGCGTAGATCCCCGCCATGTGCACACCCATCGGCGCGGCAGCAGTGGCGGGCTGAGCGCGGCGCATATCCCTCATGAAGTTGATACCACCAAGCGGCCCTGCCATCTGCCAGAACGAGCGCCGCTGGAACTGCTCCTGCGTAGCGGCCAGGAACTCTGCGAAGTCTTTAACCTCAGCCCACGCGGCAGAGGTCTCTTCTCGCAGGTCGCTCCACAGGCCTGCAAGATGGGGCCGAGCTGCCTCTGCAGCATCCGCGACATCATCAAGATGCCGCTTATAGATGGCGGTCGCCTCGGCTGCTGCACGCGTTTCGTCACCCTCCGCGATCAGGGCATCAACCCGTGCGAGCTGTTGCCGCGTTAGAAAATGTTCCGTCTCGTTGAGCTTCAACAATGCATCGACAGGCGATTTCCCGATCTGCTCAAACTTGGAGATCGTCTCGTCAATGCTCTGCCCGGTCGTTGCCTCCATACGAGCAGCGGCCTCGGCAATCTGGAGGAATTCATTGCTGGCGAACCGACCCGACGCCGCAACTGCCGTCAGCGCCTTCACCGCGCCCCCATTCGTCACCGACTGCAGGTCAGCGAGTTGCTCAACTAGACCCTTGAATTGAGCAGTGCTCGCACCGGCATAGCCGCCCGTTTTGATGAGAGCAGCGTTAAAGGCCTGCTGCTCGTCCGCACCTTCCTTCCATGCCACAACCAATGTAGCCAGTACCGCTGCAGCAATCGTTGCTGGGTTGATCATGGCTGCAAGCTGCATCCCCAGCGCCTGCGCAGCCGGGACGATGCCCCCGAACATGTCCTTCAGCTGGCCGCCTTGCTGCAGAAGGACCGTCATTGGCCGCTGCCCGCCCTGAAGGCTGACGAAAATGTCCGTCATCTGCGCTGGCACACCACGCATGGCCGCCTGCTGCTGCTTCAGGCTGATCCCTTGCCTATCTACTTCCGCCGTGTTTCTTGCGAGCTTCTTGGTGATCTCGTCAAGCAGTGGCCCACTCGTTCTCAGCGAGGCCGAGTAGGCAATCTGCTGCGCCCTGTTCATGTTGATAATGTCGGCCTGCTTGATCAGGGTGTCGATACGACGCTTCTCGGCAGTAGCGAGCTGTTGATATTGCTGCTGAGCAGATGCCGACATGTCGGACACAGAACGCTTTGCGGCGGAAACTGCGGACTCCAACTGGGAGTTATCGACGATGACATCGATGCGCGCGGTTCCGATGGCGGTATCGTTCATGGTTTTCCTTTGGACAATAAAAAACCCGCCGATTGGCGGGTCTCGTTTCTCGTTCTGGCCGAAGTTAGGGGTCTCGCCCCCACTTAGACTTGAACTCTTCTCGCATCTGTTTGCACGTATTGGAATGGAAACGCAACATGTCTGGAGTGTACTGCCCATCTACGTTCATTTCCTTGTATCGCTTGTCGCAGAATTCAATGGCGGCTGCAGCGCTGTGCCGCTCGGCGTGTGCAACGGGGTCTCTGCTGCGCCTGGAACTGTCTATGAAGTACGCAAGTGCACCACCGCCAATAAGCAGCACCCCAATAATCACGAGCGCAGCTGTGGCTGAGGTTCCTTTTGCAGGTTGCCTAGCGAGCTCTTGTTTGATGGCTGACGGTGGCGCACCACACCCAGGGCAAGCCACCGCTTTATCGCTGACTTCCTTCCCGCATTCCGTGCATTTGATGAGCATGATCTCAACTCTCCCGCGTTGCCGTGGCTCTTAAAACAATGCCAAAACTAATGTCTCGCTCTGTCCTTGCCTCAACCATAATATCCAACTCTTGCCCCGACGCGATTCGTCTGTAGATCCATTCGTTCCCTTGGATTCGGATCTTTAGAACCCGCCATGTACCACGTCCATCCGGGACAATGCCTTCGATATCGTAGTTCGAAGGCCCGATTTCCAAGTTCAGTCTGTCACCAACCTGCATGCCAGCAACATACTGTCCGTTGTACCAATGAATTGAAACAACTGGCTTTTCTCCAGTTCCAGGCTCACCTTCGACCCAATAGTCGAAAGACTTAAGTAACGATGAAAGGTAAGTCTGACTTCGCTCCGTGCCCCCCCTACGCACCATTAGCGCCATCCGCAATGCGTGGGCATTCGCTAGTACATGCCCGCCCTCAGGTGGGGTGACTGATAAATGCTCACATACTGCAACAACAGTCTTAGCCTGCACATCCGGCCATACCCACTGCGTCAGTGAGCACCTCCAGCGCCGTCTCGCAGCCTCGGGCACGAATTTGCCAAGTATTTCTGAATCTCGCCGTGCGTTGTGCGAAACCAAAAAATCTGTTGTTTTAATGATATCTGCCAAGTGGAAGCGATTAGCAGGCTGCCAGTGTCCCAAATATCCAGACCATTCAGCGATTGGCTCGCCGTAACCTGTCTTGTCCAGGGCAACGACGACGATGCCTAAGCGAGTCTGCTCAGTATTCCCACCCGCGGCTACCTCCACGCAATTCAAAATGCCAACGGTCTTTCCCGCGAGCCAGGCAGTCATTTACCCCCCCTTTCCAAGGAACTCCGGGGATGATGCCATTTCGACGCGCTTGTGTCGGAACCTAAGGACACCGCATTTGATATCGACAGTGCCGTTGATTGCCCAAATGGGTGCTGGTCGGCGCCAAGCTTACCTCTGGCTGGACGAGGCGAACTCCGCGAGGGCCGCCGTTTCGATCACTCGGATGCCTGCCATCACCTCGTCCCGCTTTTCACCCTCAAGCCCTTCCCGGTCCATCTCGTAGAAGATGACGCCGTAGTCGAGCCCAATCGGGCCACCGGCACCAACGCGCCACTGGGTAGCGACCCTGCTGTAGATCTCGATAGGCAAGGCGCACTCCGGCCATAGGTCAACCTCGGGCGGCTGGAAGTGCTTGGCCTTGAGGCCTGATCCTGCAAGCTCGGCCTCGGTGGGGGCGCGCCAGTACATCGCCCCCACTGCCTCTATCAGTTTCCCTTTCGGGCTACCTGGATCGCCTGGGCGTACCCATGGATGATGGCCGTATCGAGGCCAATCTGGTTCTGCAGGGCCAGTTCAACGCCCTCGGTATCCAGATCCACATCGGCGTCCCACTCAGCGACCATGTCGAGGATGACTTGCGCCGGGGCCAACTCGCCCCCGGCCAGCTTGTCTACTAGCGCCTTATAGGCGTCCTTGAGCAGGTGGCGATACTTGAGCTTCAGCTTCTGCTCTCGGCCCTGACCGACGATGGTCAGGGTTGCGTCAAACACTTCTGGCGCTTTGACCTTGAACATTACTCTTCCTCCACCAGGGTGGAATCGCTCAATGCAGTGAACGACATGGTGTTGCCCATCGGGTTGTTCGAGCTGATGGAGGGATCACCGTCGAAGGACATGTACCCGTACCAGTACAGGCGGTCACCGCCCGGCAGCTTGGCCCGCAGAATCACCGGTTCGCCCTTGGCGTCAACGGCCTTGGCAGCGCTGTACCACGGCAACTTGGGGTCGAAGTACAACGGCAGGGTGAGGGTCTTGGCGTTCTTGGTGGTCGGAATCTGGATCTGACGGCCCGTCGGATCTTCCAGCAGGACGCCTGACCAATACTGCTGATCGCCCCCCGCTGTCGATGCATCGCCCTGCTGGGTGAAGTCCACGAAATCGCCAGCCACCTGCAGGGTGCCTGCGCCGCTGGTGCCCGGATAGAGCGCGGTATCTACGGTATCGGTGCCGAGCAGCTGAATTGCACCCGCCGATGCGGTGCCAGCCTCTGCAATGCGATTGTTGAGCAACGGCCAACCAGGCGCGCCGATCAGAACGATCTCGCCCTCTTCGACTGTGCCAGATGCGATGCTTGCCAGTGCCGGTGCAGCCTTGGAGAAGCCGGTGGACGCGACCTTAGCCGCCGAGATGGTTGCGAAACCGAACTGAGTGCCCTTGGGGAGCTTGAGTGCCATTCTTGATTACCTCGCTGGGTCAATAAAAAACCCGGCGAGTGCCGGGCGGTGGTGGTTGCTCACGGGTCCGGATACCAGAACCCGAAGTCTTGTCTTGCGCTGTACTTCTTGATTGCGTCTTCGTAGCCGCCGACCATCGCGCCGAACGGCTCCGCGTTCCGCAGGCCGGTGCAGATCGCTCCCTCGATCTGGCGCATCAACTGGTTGGCCTGCAGTCGGGTTTCAGCCCATACCGTGATCTGCACGCGGGCGTGCTTGTGGCCTGGCATCGCGCCTTCGCGGAACCACAACGACTGGCCGCCGACCTGCTGGTAGACGCCGCAGGGATACTTCGGCGCATCTGGCGGAACGTCGGGGAAGAACTTCCCGTCCAGCAACGGTCCAATCAGGCCCGAAAGGGTGGCCTCATAGGTCATCAGCACCTCCCCCGGCCAGCAGCTCGGGCAATCGTTCGCGCCCTCGTGCCAGCATCGCCTCCTTCGCCAGGGCCATTCCGCTGTCCAGCGCAGGACGTAGGAATGGTTTTGCCGGAACCCACTTTGGTGCCGCCAGCTGAGCGCCTGTGTACCAGTTGCCGTCCTTGCCCTTGTAGCGGGCGTGGGTCTGCCAGTGCCCAAACTCGATCAAGTGCCCGTGAGGGGCCTTCTTTGCGTTCCAGCTGACCGCATAGACCTGCTTTGCGGTCGTAGACGCCTTGTCACGGTAGGCCACGTAGATGGATCGCTGCAGGCCGCCAGGATTCTTGCTGCCTCCTTCATCTGTCCCCACTGGCGCGCGCATCTTGGCCTCATCCCGGAGCACCTTCCCGCCCGCGACGGCCATGGACCGGGCAAGCTGGGCGCGAACTTCACTCAGCTTGTCCAACCCTGCTACGGCATCCTTGAAGTCAACGTTCGCCTTGATGGTCATCCGCTGTTCCCACCCTGCTCGGTCAAGATGTAGGCCGCCTGCCTGTCCGTCAGATCCCGCGTAACTCCCTTTACATCGAAGATCAGGCCGTCGTAGACGATTCGCATGCCCGCATCGATGCCTAGGCGGCTAATGGCCTCAAACCGCACCTTGAAGCTGTACCGAGCGATGGATGCAGGAACGCCCCCTTGCAGGCTGGACCGGATCGCACCCAACCCTGTCTCACCGGCAATGCCCGCCCATAGGTGATCGACCAATTCCCAGCCCTGCACCGGCTGCCCTGCTGCGTCTTGCCCAGCCCCGGGACGCTCGATACGGATTCGCCGGTTCAGTTCGCCCGCTCTCATGGTCCCATCACCCTCCGATACGGCCGCAGCAGGGCCTTAGCGCCTTGCGGCAACTCCGCGACCGATACACCCGTCACCACATCCTCGCGGTTGGCATACAGGTGCCCAAGCGTTAGCCGGATCGCGGCCAGGATGCTGCCATTGGCCACAATCCCTGCCATGATCTTGCCCGCCTGCAGCTGCCAATCTCCCATCCGGCTTTCCGCTACGGATAGGATGGCCGCTGCCTTGGCCGTGTCAGCCTCCGCAGCCGCCTCAACCGCCGCCGTCTCGTACGCTTGGGAGGCATGGGCCGCGCCATCAGGCAGGGAATCCAGTGCAGCATCCAGCCCTTCCTGATCGGCATACAACGATCTGTTGAGGTATGCCGCCGCCGCGTCCTCGGCAGATGCCAGGAGGTCGCCAAGAAGCGCGTCATCGTGCTCACCGTCTGCCCGACACTGTTGGCGGCACTGCTCGATGGTCAGCAGCGGCATGGGTTACTCCTTCTTGCCTTCGGCCAGAGCGGCGGCCAGCTTGTCCACGCCCCAGCTCTTTTTGTGCTCGATGCCAGCCGCTTCCAGCTTGGCGATAAGCTCCGCCTTCTCTTCCTGGCCGGGGGCTCCCGAGGAATTGCCCTCAGCCAGCGCGCCGGACGCGCGGGCACCCGCCTCCAGTTCAGGCGGGCATTCGTCGCCCGGCTGGTATTGAATCGGGTAGATCTCGCCATCGGGGACACCCCGGAAGGCCTTTGTCAGCTTTGCCATCTTTCGTCCTCGCAAAGGTGGAGGGCGACCCTGCGGCCGCCCTCCTGGCAGTTACGGTGCGGCTGCGCCGATCTTCAGCGCACGCATCGGCTCGGGGTTGTGGACGCCGCCACCCAATCGTTTGGTCGTGTAGAAGTGGACGAACGGCTTGTTGGTGAACGGATCACGCAGCACACGCACGCCCTTGCGGTCGTAAACCGTGTAGGTCTGCTTGAAGTCACCGAACAGCGCACCGATGGCGTTCGCCGCCACATCCGGGATGGCCGCCACGTCCTGCACCGCGAAGCCCAGCAGAGTGGACGGCTGACCTGCAATCAGCGAAGGCTGCCACAGGTAGTTGCCTTCGGTGTCCTTCAGCTTGCGCACCGACCCCATCGTTTTGCGGTTCATGGCGAAGCGAGCGTTCGCCGTGTACGCCGACGGCAGGTCATAGACCAAGTCGATCAAGCCATCGCCGGTAATGGCCGCTGCCGCGCCGCTGTTCACCGCCTTGATAGCGCCGAACGGGTGCTTCGCAGCGTTGGCCCCGCCCTCGACGTAGGTCAGGATGCCGAACGGCTTGTTCACGCCATTGCCAGAGAAGAAGCCTGCGCCTTCCTGCTTGGAGAACTCAACGTCCACCTCACCGGCCAGCCATGCCTCCAGGTCGATCTCCGAATCATCCAGCAACTGCTGCGTTGCGGCCGGGTTCGCATACAGCTCGCCCCAGCCGAAACCCAGCGACTTGAACTTCGGGCCAGCGGTTTCCGGGCGTGCGTCCTCTTCGCCGACCCAGCCGGACGCGGTTCCGCCCATATTGAACAGCTTGGTCAGGCCAGCGCCCGAGCACGGAACGACGTTGGCCAACTGGCGCATATCCGAAAGGATCACCAGGCGGTCGGTGATGGTGCGGTCCCACTCGACCGGGGCCAAGTAGCCACCGTCATCGGCCACACCCTTGTTCATGGCCGCCTGCACTTCGCCCTTGCGGAAGTGTGCCGAGAACGCGCCGCTGTACTCGGCATCTGCCAGGCCGCCACCGGCTGCACCACCGCCCATCTGGAGCGCAGCCAGCTGGGTGTTAGCAGCATCCACCGCAGCCTGCAGCCGGGTGACCTCGCTGTTGATGTTGTCCACCTTCAGCGCCTGGAGGGCGTCGGCGTTGCCCTTCTTCACCTCCTCCAGCTGCTGGTTGTGCTCGGCCTTGAAGTCGGCAAATGCCTTGTTCAGCGCCTCGACCAGGGCGTTCACGTCGGGCGGGTTGCCGCCGTCAGCGCGCACGGAAATGAGACCGCGAGTGACGCGGCCTTTCTGCGAATTGCTCATTGAATACCTCGCTTACGCTTTCATGGTGTTCAGCAGACCCTGCAACAGGGCTGCCGTCTGGGTGTCGCCAGCGCACGGCGTGGCAGATTCGGCAGCGCGCGGCTTGCCGGAAAACAGGTCTTTCAGGAGATCTCGGCGGTCGGCGCGCGAGTACCCAGCCTTCGTCAGGCTGGCCTCGACCATCGCCAGCGCCTTCGCCGGGGCCTTAGCCTTGTCGCGGCTCACCTTGGCAGGGGCCAGACGTGCGTCTGCGAAACCCTTGCTGATCGCGTCGTCCACCGACAGGAACGTCTCCGCGTCCATCAGGGCCGCGACCTTCGCAGCGTCCATGCCGGACCGGCTGGCATAGACCGATGCCATGTCTTGGTCCAGTGGTTCCAGCATCGCCATGGCCTTTGCCATATCGTGCCGGTTGCCTACGGCAACGCCCCATGCGTTATGGATCATGATCCGCGAGTGGTCCGCCATCAGGATTCGGTCGCCCGCCATAGCAATGACCGACGCTGCCGAAGCCGCCATGCTCAGGACGTGGACGGTTACCTCGCCAGCGTGCTGCCGCAGCAGGTTGTAGATCCCCAGCCCCTCGAAGTAGTCGCCGCCGGGCGAGTTGATGTTGACGGTCACTGCGCGCGGACCGATGGAACGCAGCGCTGCAGCGATGGATCGGGAGGTGATGCCCTGGCCATCGATGCCCTGGCCGATCCGGCCATAGATAGAGATCGAGGTCGAAGGGTCCATCGCCGCAGCCTGCAGTTCAGGCTGCCACGCGTCGATTGCATCCTCGCGCACATCGAATTGCATACCGGCCAGGCCAGCATCGGCACGGATTTCAGGCAGATTCCGGAGGCTCATCGGGCTTTCCTTTCTGGGTCATGGGGTTGCGCAGCTCGTTGGTGCCGGGCTGGTCGGATTCGGGGTAGTCGAGCAGGTCGCGGACTTCGTTCTGCGTGTGCCATGGAGAGGTGCCGCCTGCGCCAAGCGCCTTGGCGAAGAAGTCCGCCTGATCCTTCAACGTGCCGCGCATCAGTGCCCGGACATTGAACTTCGCCTGGTAACGCTCGAGCTCGTGCTCCTGAAGGAGCGTGCGCTCGATGGCCTGCTCCCAGTTCGTGAAGTGCTCCAGCATCGTGTACTGGAGGAAGAAAATTCCAAGCTGCTCGATGCCACTGCCCCAGCTCGTGTCATCCATGAACAGGAGCGGCCGGGGCACACCGAACAAGCGCGCCACTTCACCAACTTGCGCGTTCCTGTTCTCGACGTGCTGCGCTTCCTGGGCGGTGCTGCCGAACTTGTTGGCCTTGGCGTTCTCTTCCAGGAGCATCCAGCGCTGCGCTGCCGCTACGCCCGCGTAGTCGGTATCCAGTGACTCGCGCATGCGGGCGTAGGCCTGATCACTGAGCGCCGTTGGCACCTCGATGGCACCACCTGCCATGTTGCCCGTCTCAAAGATCCGGCTCGCGGCCCGCTCTGCATCCAGCGCCAGCCGAATTGCTCGGTCCGCCAGTTTCATGCGCGATAGGCCCGTCACCCCGTCGATGGACAGATCCCGCAGGTGGAATACCTCCTCCTGCTTCAGGACCACCTCGCCACGCTTCTTGGAGTTGTAGCGATAGACCATCTTCCAGTCGTCGCCCAGCTCCGCGCGGACCGCCAAGGTGTCCATTGGAATCAGGTGGATGGGGCGACCGGCCGACCACACCACGCGCGCATAGGCGTCGCCGTGCCGCTGCTTCGCCAGTTCCATCTGCCGCTTGAACTCCAGCGGCGTCTGCCAGGGGTTTGGCTTTCGCTTCAGCAGCCGGTGGACTGGATGCTCCGACGCTACACGCTTGTCTGGGCCAGCCTCTATCAGGCTGATGGGCAGCATCCCGACCGTTCCGCAGATCAGCGAGACGCAGCGCAGGACCGCCATGTTCCGCAGCTGGAAGCTGTCGTGTGCCCCACCCTGCCCTGCTCGGATGAACTCAAGCATCGCCGGGTCATCTGTTCCGTTGAACTCCCGTGACTCAGCGCGAACTGACTTGCCCCCACGGTCGCCGCGCCAGATCCGATCCAGCGCAGCCATGGAGTTCTCATTGAACCTGCTCATTGGCTTCCTTATAGAAATCTGATGCCGCGCTTCTCGTAGACGGAGATGACCTCACCGCCACTTGCGTTCGCCGCGCCTATCGCCATACACAGCGCCACTGCGGCGTCGATCTTGTTGATGGACCGGGCTTTATCCAGCCACTTGTTTTCCCACTTGTCGCTTTCCACCACCGCGCTCATCAGCGCGGAAACCAGGACTGGGTTTCGCTTCAGGCGGATGCGCCCTTCCAAAAGGGCCTCCTCCAGCAGACGTAGCGAACCGGGCATCCACATGCCTTCGGGCGCTGGCTCTCCACGAGCCTTGGCAGCCTTGACCGCCTCTTCCAGCGGCTTACCTTTGCGGGTACCGCCCTGGGGGTGCTCGGCGAAGGGCAACGAAAGCCCAATCTCGTTGGCCTCGTTCTCAAACTTGAGGAACGCATAGCGGTCGTATGCGACCAAGCCGATCTCGAACTTGTCGTTGTATTCCGACAGCGTCTGCGCGACGTGGCGGAAGTTGATCGACTGGCCCTGCGGCGCATGGATGTGCCCGGCCTTAGCCCATACCTCATAGGGCAGCTTGTCCCGCAGCTGCCGAGCCGCAAGCGTGTCGCCGGGGGTCCAAGCCTCGAT